TGACCCTTACCCTTTGTAGGATGTTCAATGTCAAATGGTTTTGGACGACCATCCGCAGCACCGAATCTAGCAGCGAGTTTACCTTTGTTACCACAATCAACTGCACCAGTGACAAACATATCACCTGTGACATGAATTGTATCAACAGATGAACCACCAGAAATGCGTAAAGCATTTGCGGTTTTACCATCACCAGCAACAGTTAAATTACCATCAGCCTTAATTGCTAAACTTGATTGATATGCTGGTTGAGTATCAAGTGAATTTTGTGGAGCGCCATTTGAAGCGACATTCAAAGCACCCTCATACCCTGGCGCAGCTGATGGTTTTCCAATTAAAACAGGGCCATTTAAAATAGCAGATCCACTTGGAGACGTGTCAGGTGCAGAATAGGAAACATCATTAGTTCCTACAATTAATTTGTCGGATTGTAATCTAGAAATGTTCATAATACTCTTTGTGTCGATAATTGAGTTTTCTTCAAATTATTTGTTAAAGCGCCAAAATTTGCATCAGCAAAAGATGCGGCGACCATGAAACCATACTTAAGTTCAAATTGACCTTTGGCAATTATAGTCATATCTTTAGTAGCCTTTGCTGTAATTTTTTCACCTTGAAGTCGAATGTCTGGAGCTCCAATATCTGCAAGTCTTTCTGCTTTCACAGTGAATTGACCATCTTGACCACCACCATTCGCATCAACAAAAATATTTTTTGCTCTCAATAATATATTACCATTTTCACACTCAAAAACCATATCACCTCTTTTACACTTCACAATCTTTGCTGGTAGTTGTGATATGTCGCCAGGCTTTCTAACTTTTAAACCCTCACCAAGAACCTCTGTTGAAGAACCTGGCGTGTATAAAACATGTTTACCTGTGCCAGGCCCACCACCCTCAGATGCACCTTGACCTGTGCTGGCGTAAAATCCAAAAGACTGAGCTTCCTGAGTTTGAATTTCATAGTTTGTATCACCATGAATACTACTCTGTCCACTCTGAATGGCATACCTTAACTTAGCCTGCCTTTCTATATTCTTTTTATCGTTTGGTGATTTTGACATTTATTTTTCGATACAACTAATTACAGTCACAACGGCATTTTGAGTTACTTGAGCAAGTTGAGATGCATCATCAACCTTAGTGAATTTAAGAACTGGTCTTATTTTAGCACCAGCTCCAGTATCGCTATTTATCGTGATATCTGGAAGAGCAGTAAATCCAGAACCACCATTCACAACTGTTGCACCCACAATGAAACCATTCTGAATATTTAACTCAACTTCAGCTTGACCTGGCCCCTGTATTGTATCACCAGTTGCATCGCCTGGCAAAGTGTCACCAGCAGAGCCAATAGAACCCCCACTAACTGTCGCTGTATCATCATCTGAATATCCGAATCCGACGTTATCAATGACAACATCACCTAATGAAGTAACATATGAGGTTTCCCCATCATAATTTCCATTTGGATCTGGAATTACTTCTGTTTCGGTTAAAGTTCCATCTGGATTAAGAGTTGTTTGTGTTGTATTTGAAAGATATTCTTGGCCAGGATTAGTAATCACAGTACCAACCACTCCTAATTGATCTCCATTTGGATCAGGGACATATAGTAAATCTTCGTTACTTTCACCACCAACAGTTACGTTAAAACCATCAAAACCACCAGCAGCGAGACCAACACCACCAGCACCAACACCACCAGCACCAACACCACCAGCACCAACACCACCAGCACCAACACCACCAGCACCAACACCACCAGCACCAACACCAGCAACATCTTTAGTAGAACCTACAACTAGAGGAAATCCACCAGCACTCAAACCTTTACCACCCTGACCATTAATTATAACAGGAACTCCATCAACAAGTATAGGTATTCCACCGACACTACCAACTTTTACAGGTGTTCCACCTATACTACCAGCTAATAATAGATTACCATCAACCGTAATTGTTTTACCATCAGAGGTTAAAACTGGTATTCCCCCCTGACCACCAGCATTGATTCCAAGCGCATTTGATGTCAATTGTATTCCCCCAGCACCACCAACAAATACTGCTGTTCCATCTGCAATTTTTGAAACAGGCCCCATGACTGGATAACCTCCACCACCATAACCTTTATCACAACTATCAAAGAAAGAAAGTAAAGGCGGAGTTTCAAATCCAAATCCTGGCCCATTGATAGCAACACCAATTATCTGTCCGAGAGCATTTACAATTGAAGTACCACTCGCACCTTGTCCACCACCACCAATGAAATCAACTCTTGGTGGGCCACATTTAAGAACGTTGGTGCTACAATCGGGTGCTGATGGTGAAGCATCAATTGCATCGTCAAGTTTGTTTATAAGTGGAGTTAGTTTCTGATTCAAACCAACTTTATCAATTATATTATCAAAACTATCTTCAATTGCTTTTGAAACCCCACCCTTTGAAGAATATGATGTTGGTTCTGGAGGGCAATTAGCCTTATCACAATCAAGAACGTTTGTGAGAATGTTTGCAAACCTAATTGCCTTTGAAAATGTTTCACTCGGAAGTGCTATACCACCACCTTGAATATTATTCAGTTGGTCAAACATACCACCAAGACTAGAATCTAAAAGATTATTAATCTGTCCAAACATATCACTCATGAAATTTTCTATACCACAAATCGGAACATCTAAAACTTGTCCTATCATGTTCTCTAGACTTTTGGATAGATAATCTTGCAACGCATCCTGTATTTTTTCAATATTACAAAAAATCACACTTGTTAACGCATTTGTAGCCTGACCTAAAACAACCTGATTAAATTTATCAACACTATCTTCCATTCTTTTATCTAATTTATCAAGAGTATCTTGAATCAACCATGAACGACCACGACGAATTAACTTCGTCATTGAATTATGAATTCTATTTGTCGCTAGTTGCACCTCTGATTGAATATCAACAAGACCTCCATATATCGGATCAATGTATGTAGAAGCTTCATTCAATTCTTGAAGAGTTTCCAGTTTTCGAGTAAAGTCTTTTATTGCATTACTTATTTTTGATATCTCATTATCTTCACAAGGACTAAAAGCATCAGTAACAATATTTGTTGATGCCTCTTTTTGTTTTGCAGCGATACTCTTTGCAACCTCACCAGCTGTAAATGCACGAGGCCAAGGTGATTCTTGATATTGATTTTGTTTACCAGATGTTTGTACAACCTTTGGTGGAGTGTATGGTTGAAAACAAGTTTGTTTCTTTGCTTTAAATTGTGATGTTGTTAGTTCATCACGAATGAATGGTTGTTTGAATAAAGTTCCAAATATCACTGGTTGTTGTGCATCCTCACCATCCATAAAAAATCCAACAACAACTTCTCCACCTTGATATTGCACTGTCTCTCCACAACCACCTGTGGTAGCAGTATTTGGTGGTAATAGAATATGTGCTAGGGGTAAGTCCTCATCAGGGAGATCATCTGCACAATCATGATACCCAACGATACGAACTCGGCATCTAAAACCATTGATTTCCTCTCCATTCGCTGCTTGAGTACTTTCAAGAGAATCTCCCCACTTTCCTTTCTCTGGATCAGTCACTTGACCAATCCACCAGTTCATAGGATCTTTTCCCCAAAAATTTGTTGATGGTTGATACATCTAATTAATCGTCGTATATTAAACACTCAGGTTCATCTGGATGTTGATCGCAAAATAATTCCAGAGCATTAGGATCATGATGATCGCCTGCCTGAATTTCTTCTTTATGATGTTCGACATACTCTTCAAGTTCATATAGTTCTTCTTTTGCATGTCTTCTCGCTGCTGGATTCGCTTGTGGATCGTCAGCAATTTTCTTGTCGTATTCGATGTGATCTTCGATTGATTTCATTTGATTCTCCTGTTTCTTTTATTTAAGCGGTAAAGGCATCACGAATTAGAGTTACCTCAGTATTAGCTCGATTACCACCTATGTTATGTTTTAACTCTGATATTAAATACTTTCCACTAACGTCATCATCAGATTCCGTTCCATATGTGGTTTTATCTTGATCATCACCCTCACTTTTTCTAAGTGGAAATCTAAGATCCAACATTTGACCAGCCCTTAGTTCTGGGTTAAATGGAATGGAAACACTCATAGACTGTGAAAATATTAAATTAGCTCTAGCATAAGACTTACTTTGATAAATGGCAAGCTCATTTTCTTTTTGTATCTCTTTTTTCTTTGATCCTTTTTGAAGAGCACATTTGTCTAGAACTCTCAACATTAATCGAGTTGGATTTTTTTCTAATCCATTTGGTAATTTTGGTGGTTTTTTCAATTTTAAACTTTCGATTCTATAGTCAACAGTTTTTAGAGTTGCATTATCAACATTAATATAAATTGTTTTATTTGCATACATTCCCATTCTACAACTCATACCAATGTCACTTGTTTGATTTAAATTATTTTCTAGGATTGTAAGTCCAGATGATTCATCTGGAGTTTCAGATTTTTTATACTCAACTGCTTTACCATCTAGTAAATTTTCGATTGACTTAAAAACATAACCATCAAGAGTTTCAAAGAATAAAAAACCAGTGCCATCTTTTGATGATTGAGTTTTTGAACATAACCATTGAATAGTATCAAATGGTCTTTTTAAATTACCTACAAAGGAATATGAATTTGTCGCTTGATCACTATCTAAATTTTTCTTTGTCTTTATTCCTTTCTTATCTTTTAATAATTTTTTTACCGTATCTGTAACATTACCAGTAAATCTCTGATTTACTCTTGATGTTTCATTAATAATCGCTTCAACTGATAAAA